TACTCTTATTTGCTGATTTAAGTCTTCAAAGTATTTTTCAAATATATCTAATTGAACCTGAGTACCTACCTCATTGAATTCAGCAGGAGTTAAATAACCTCTTTGCTCTTTATTTATTATAGATAATACTGTTTGATATACAGTGTTTACGTTTACAGCCATACTTCTTTAAATTATAATACACTAGGGTACCATTAATATGATACCCTAATATATTAGTATCACTTGTTTATATTCTTTTTTCTATGGATTTATAAACTTCTACTCCTTCATCAGTTTTAAACCAAGCGGCTAAAGCTGAGTATGGGTTTTCGTCAAATGGCACAGTAAATAGTTTTCTGTCATTTGAGCCCCAGTGAAAAGTTCTTTGATCTTGTGACAAGGTAATTATTCTGGCTTCAATAGCTTTTATACCAAAGTTTCTTAGCTGAACGTTTTCGTCATTAGCTAGACTTATGAATAAGCTAGGTTTTGTTTTAGCGAATAATAACAAATCTCTTTTGAGTTCTTTAGATTTCATATTAGAAACAGAGCTACCTTTTTCAACTCTAAGTATAGCTTCGGCTTGATCAATATCCATTTCCATTGCTGCGTTAAGCGCCTGTACTTCCATTTCTATAATATCTAAATCATCTTCTGCCTCTATAACAGAATCAAACTCGTAATATTTTTTGTCTTTTAGTGGATGGTATTTACTTAATAGTTTTTGTAAGATTTGATTCTCTTGCGGAACAGTTAATACACCATCTCTAAAAGTAATATGACCTAACGTTGCTTCGCCTTTTTGCTCATCTACAAAAGGACTATTCATGTTAGTTGCATATCTTAACTCTCTTTGCTTAGCTTGATCTTTATCAAAATATAACAAAGGATTTTTTCTAGTATGCTTACTTGGTATTGTTAGTGTTAATGGTTGTTTTCTACCTCTAACAACGTAAGTTCTAGGTTTAATTTCCCACTCTAGTTTCGTGGGTTTTACTGGAGTAGCAACTTTCTTTACTGCTACTTTTTCTTGAGGTGCAACCTCAACTTTTTTTGCTTCAGCTTTTTTAGCCATAATATAATATAATTAAATAGTTTATAAAAAAAATAAATACCCCTGCCCGAAGACAGGGATAATTATTGTTGAGTAATTACACTCCTTTGAATAACACAAAGTTATTAGCACCTTGTACAACTAAACATCTTTCAGATAAGAAGTTTACAGTCATAGCATCTAGATCGCTAGTGAAAGCACCACCAACAGAACCAGTTAACCAAGACTTCATACGTCTGTCATCAGCTTGTGAAGCTCGGTAACGAACGTGTAAGAATGGTCGTCTGATGTTTGTTCCTAGAATCTGATCGTAAACAGTAGATGTTCCAGCAGGAACTAATACACCTTCGATAGAAGCAGGCCCAGTCATAGCGCCACGAGTAGAAGCATCATTTAAGTATTTCCAGTCAGTTTTGTAGAAATCGTAAGATCCACGTCTGAAACCAGAGAAACCTAAGTTTAATGCCATTTCCTCAGAATTTTCAAATAGTCCAAAAGCAGTACCACCTTGTGCTCCAGATGAAATTGCAGCAAGCATATCATCAAAATCAAGATTAGTGTTTCTGTTTAAGAATAACATGTTTTCTTCAATTGCTCCTTGAGTATCTAAGTTTCTAAGAATATCATCAAAGTCACCAATACCAGTAGCAGCAGAGAATCCAACCTGTACATTACCTCTGTCTTCAACAGCAGCAAACATACCTTCTGTACCAGTAACACCTGCAATAGTAGATGTAGCAGCAACTGTTTCACCTTCTACAACAGCCATTTCTAAGTAATCTTCAAAACGTAGTCTTGTTTCAGACTCTGCTTTTAAGTACCATAGGTATCCAGATGTTCCGTCTTCAGTAGCAACTTCTACCCAACCGATCTGAGCAGCGTCAGAACCATTGATTGAATATTGGTTTCTAATGATAATTGGTTTGTTAGAGAATTGAGTAAAGTCAGGAGTTACAGTAGCAATTGGGTAATCATTGTTAGCTACAGCAACAGCATTGGATTGACTAGCAATTGTAGTGTTTGTTCCTTTTGGATATTCAGATCCATAAACAAATATCTTTACATTACCTACAAGACCTTCTGTAACTAGTGTAGCAGAACCGTAAGGTAACACATTGATAACACCAGTACCACCGCCAGCAGCAGTTCTTAAGTCAGAATCAATAACCAAACATTTTGCTTCTGCACCAAAGTCATCCATTACAACAATTGTTTGTTGTGGAGATATAACGTTGTTGATGTTAGCCGCAATAGGAATAGTAATTGCATTAACAGCAAATGTACAGTTATCATAAGATATATGCAATCTGTTCTGTTCAGACCAAATTACTTGATCAGATGTCATTGGCATTTCAGCGCCAACCATTCGTAAAAATCCTGATAACGTTCTGTTTCCATAACGCTCTACTTCAGCTTCGTAAAGCTCAGGTAAGTATTGTTGTGCAAAGTTTCCACCAGCTGCACCGTCAAATGTTAAATAGTTGCTCGCAAGAGTTTGTTGTAATTGCGAAGGTACTATTGAACCAAATTGTGGAGTTAAAGCCATAATTTTAAAAGTTTAATTAGTTAAATTTTCGTTTTTTTATTTTTAGTTTAGACGAATCCAAACCACTTATTGATTTTACTTTTAAACCATTAATAAAGACGTTTCCGTCGGCAACTTGCCTAGGCTTGTCACTACTTGAGTTTTTAGAAGAGTCAACGATATCTTTAATACCATCTGCTCTACCTTGTTCGTAAAAATGATTAGCGATTTTATCCGCATTCATAGCAGCATACATAGCTTTGTGATAACCAGAAGGATTACTCACAGCTCCATCTTTGTCAACAAACTTTGAAATAAAGCTGTTGATATCTAGCTGTGATTTACCTACATCAGAAGGATTTTGAACATTGTACTTAAACCTTTTTTCTCCTAAGTTGAAATCAAAACCTTTGAAATCATCGTTAAAAATTTGTTCAGTTTGTTTTTTAAAATCTTGCTGAAGAGTTTTTGCATGCTCTTGTTGCTGCTTGTGTCTATTGAAAAAGTCCATAGCTTTCTGCTGATCTTGAGTAGCACCAGGTCTCAACTTGATTTCCTGGTAATATTTCTCTTTCATAGCGTTAAGCTCTAATCGGGCTTTAGCAACTTCTTCTTTGAAGGCCAATTTCTTTTTTCTAATATCTCTTGGCTCATCAAGTTCCTCATCGTAAGAAAAATTATCTTCCATTAAGAAATCTATTTCTTCTTTATCTAAATGAGGTTTAGTTTGTTTGTAATATTCATTAAGTAAAACTTTTTCGTTTACATTAGAGTAATCATGATTAAGTCTTACATAATCTTCTATCGTACCACCTGTTTCTGACATAAAGTCTACAAGTGATTGTATGTTTTCAGGTAACTTTTTACCTTGTATAACTTGTTCTTTAACAGCCTTCTCTGCTTCTTCGTAAAGCTCCACTGTTTTCTCGTCTACCTCTTCTTCAGTTATTTCTTGGATTGTAACTTGTTCGGTAGGCTCTTTTGGCTCTGAGTGTGCTTGTCCCACTTCTTTTCCATCTGTTGGTGATTCATGTACGTCTACGCTCTCTGTGCCTTGCTCTTGAACAGCATCTTCTTCTTTTTTTGTTTCTGTTAAATCAACTTTAACTAGATTAGGAATTAATTCTCCTTGTGCTTCTGGCTTTGTTAAATCAACTTTAACTGGTTCTTTACTAGACGTATTGACTAGTTTTTTAGGTTTTGCTTTTTTACTTTTTAAAGAAAACTCACCTTCTTGTTTGACCTCTACGGCCTGTTTTACTTCTGACATAATATAATATTATAAAATTAAAAATTATTTAGGCCCAAAGGCTTCTAAGCCAAAGTCACCTAAACTATCGTTAGTAGATTCAAAGTCGATAGGTGTTCCATCGTTTTGTCTCTGCTGTATCATTTGTGATTGCTGTGTACCTATTATTCTAGCTCTTTTATCTTTTCGGTCTTCAATATCAGATTCTTTACCTTTTTCGCTTTTAAATCTTTCTTTAGCTAGTTGTATATTATAATTAAACTCTTCAGCCATAAGCTCTCTTTTTATAGCTGCCTCAGCTTGCATGCGCTGTATTTCGAACTGAGACTTAGCTTGTTCTAACTGCATTTTCTGATCAGTTAGTATTTGCTGCTTCTGAGTTTCAGCCATAGCTGTTTGCTCTGCTAACTGACCATTAGCTTGAGCTTGAGCTTGCATATTAGCTTGAGCTGCCTTTTGATCTCTCTCCTGTTTTAGTCTACGCTTCTGTTTAAGCATTTGATTAGCTAGCTTTAGGTTACGTATTTGCCTAAGATCTATAGCGTCTTCTAAATCAATACCACCAGACTGTAATGCAACCTGTATGTTTTGTTCTAGCTGCGCTTTCTCTTCTTCGTCTGGTTCTAAATCTAAGAATATACCAAAGTCATGTAAGTTTAAATTAGATATCTCTGACAACGTCTGAACGTTAAAAGTTGATATAGAATTCTTTAAAGCATTAGCTGTTAAAGGAAAACTAACAACATCAGCCAACTTCTTAGATATATTCTCACACAGTCTTAGCGTGAGATAAAGACTCGCATTATTGATGTGCTTAGTAGCTATATTGGATTGTTGAGCTGCTATTTTTTGCAAGCCAACTAACGTATCTCTGTCAGGCAAGCTACCATCTCTAGCTTCATTAAGACCTGTAACGTCTCTAATC